TGAACCTCCTATAAGGTTAATACTTCCTCCAGCATTAGTGCCACCACTAAAACCAGGTTCTAATGTAATGTTTCCAGATGCTCCAGTCCCTGTAGTATCTCCTGTAGTAATAAAAACATGTCCTGTGGAATTTCCGTTACCAGAGAATATAGTTATATTTCCTGAGGCGCCAGAATTGGCGGTTCCTGAATAAATATTAATTATTCCAGAATTATTTGTATTAGAGGTTCCTGAATATATAAATATTTGTCCTGAAGCGTTATTTTGAGAAACACCTGAAGCTATAGATACAGATCCTGATATCCCATTAGAAAGGCCCGAATATATTTGAATAACACCAGAAGTCCCTCCAGGAGCAATATTTGTATATAGCCCTAAATCTCCCACTCCAATTCCATCTGTACCAGCAGTAATTGATAATGATCTTGTGCTGTTAATTGAAAACCTAGCGGAAGGCATTAACACTGCATTTGCAGTAAAGGAGGAATTTGCTAATGTAGCCGTTAAATCTGTCCCATGATAAAATCTAGTATTAAAACTTACTGGTGCTTTTAAATCTATAT